AATTATTGATATTTGCTACTGGCGGGGCAGTGATAGGTACAGGTACATTCCACTCATACGGGGCCCAGCAATTTGGATTAATTGTTTTCATAGAGATAGTTATCCTGACCTAAAATATCAATATACCAGTCTATGTTAAAGCGCGCTGATAAGAGCGCAGTTTATAGGCCAGTCTATAGTAAAATTGGAAGATAGAGCCACAGCACTTGTTTAATTCAGGAGTATAAATCTCGAGACCCAGCTCTTCATAATAATAAAACAAGTACAAAGCATTGAAATAATCATTATTCAAAATCCAATTGTTACAACTAATCGCTCTCATCGAAATAATCATCCTCATATAGAATATCGTATATCACAGTTCTTAGTCTATAGTAAAACCCGCCGGTAGAGATAATAAGTATACGGGCCTTTAGCTTATTCTTGATAGTCCAGTTGTAAAACAAAGCAAGTTTGAAAACATTACAATTAATCATCTTCATAGAATATATATTTATCTACTATGTGTATATACAGTCTATAGTAAAATCGGTCGACAGCATAAAACCTTAATTCAGGAGTATAGGTGAAACCCGCACGCTCACAATAATAAAAAAAGTAATTAAGCTTGTTACAACTAATCGCTCTCATTGAAGTAATTGCCCCCCAAGCTTAAGGCCTCATTCAGAAAGCCATATATCACAAATTCTCCCAGTCTATAATAAAACCAGGCGAGTCTCCCAGGACTATAAGCAAAATACAATTTGCTTAATAATACCTGTAGGTCAACAGGCGGGTCAGTAATAGGTATAGGTATATTCAACTGATTACACGGGGCCCAATTATTACAACTAATCATCTTCATCGAAATAATCATCCCCATATAGAATGTCGTATATCACAGCTGTTAGTTTATAGTGAAGCCGGTCGATAGAGCACCTGCTAAATTCAGGAATATGACTCTCGATGGTCACATCCTCATAATAAAAAAACAAGTACTTAAGCTTATTACAACTAATCGCTCTCATTGAAGTAATCACCCCCTATTCAGAAAGCCGTATATCCCAAATTCTTCCATTCTATAATAAAACCAGGCGACTTCTCGACTATAAGCAAAATACACCTGTAGGTCAACAGGCGGGTCAGTAATAGGTATAGATATCATAGGTAGATTTAACTTATGACGTGGGGTCCAATTGTTACAATTAATTATCTTCATCGAAATAATCGTCCTCATCTAGAGTGTTATAATAAAACACGCTTACCAGTCTATAATAAAACCGGTCGATAGTTACAAGACCTGTGTTATCGTAATAATAAGTTCTAATAGGCCTAGGTATATTCAACTTATTACGTGGGGCCCATTTGTCACTATCATCTATCTTCATAGAAATTGTCCTTAGCTAACAATGTCAGTCTATAATAAAACAACTTGATAGAAGCATAAAACTTATTTAATTCAGGTAGATAGACCCAGAGACCCACACTCATACTTTCGTAGTGGTAATGATAAAAGCTATAGTATAAACTACCACTGTTTGCTAAAACCGGCGGATCAGCAGCAGGTATATTCAACTTATTAAGTGAAGGCCAGTCGTTAATAATCTTCATAGAAATAATTCCCCTCCTCTAGAAAGTCATATAACAAAAAATACTACCCCACGACAGACTATAGTAAAATATAGCAAGTCCTTTAGAATTATAAAGATAGAAGCTATAGTATAAATTATTGATATTTGCTACTGGCGGAGCGGTGATAAATACAGGTAAACCCCATTTATACAGAGCCCAGCAATTTGGATTAATTATTTTCATTGAGATAGTTATCCTCACCTAAAATATCAATGTACCAGTCTATGTTAGAGCGCTGATAAAGCAGCAATTTACAATAAAACCAGTCGACAGAAACATATAACCTGTCTAATTCAAGAGTATAGGCCCCAATTATACTTTCATAGAACCATGTATAATATAAATTATCGCCGTTTGCTAGAATCGCTGGGTCAGTAATAGATTTAGATATAGACATATCTGGACCCCAATTACTACTAAGCCAACCGTTACAATTAATAATCTTCATAGAGATAATCATCCTCATCTAATGATAGTTTACGGTAAAACCAAGCAAGCCCTTGATTATTATAAGTATGAAACTTATAGTATAAACTATAACCATCTGTTATTAGAGGATCAGTAATAGGTATAAGTTCACCCCAATATGGAGCCCATCTAGTATTGCGAAGAGCCCAACCATTATAATTAATCATCTTCATAGAAGTAATTGTCCTCATCTAGAATGTTATATACATTTCCTGCTAGTCTATCGTAAAACTTGGCGGGCCCCCCAGCATTATAAACGTAGAAGCTATAATATAAAATATCACTGTTTGTTAAAATTGGCAGGTTAGTAATAGGTATAGGTGCGTCCCATAAATAATGATTATGGGGTGCCCAACCATTACAATTAATCTTCTTCATAGAGATAATCATTCTCATCTGGCGATAGTTTACGATAAAACCAAGCAAGCCCTTCATTATTATAAGTATGAAACTTATAGTATAAACTATAACCACTTGTTATCAGAGGATTAGTAATAGGTACAAGTTCACCCCAATATGGAGCCCATCTAGTATTACGAGGAGCCCAACCATTAGAATTAATAACCTTCATAGAAATAGTCACCCTCATATAGAATATTATATACATTTCCTGCCAGTCTATCGTAAAACTTGGAGGGCCCCCCAACATTATAACCGTAGAAGCTATAGTATACAGTATCACCGTTTGCTAAAATTGGCGGGTTAGTAATAGGTATAGGCGCGTCCCATTCATAATACGGCGCCCCATAATCGTTATGGGGCGCCCAATAGTTTGGATTAATCTTTTTCAACAAATGTTTCCTTTTGGTACTATTAATTATCTTTATAGAAATTGTCCTTAGCGAACAGTGTCAGTATATAATAAAACATCCCAGCATTATAAACGTAGAACCTATAGTATAAAGTATCACCGTTTGCTATTGGCGGGTTAGTAATAGGTATAGGTGCGTCCCATAGATAATCATTATGAGGCGCCCCATAATGATTATGGGGCGCCCAATAATTTGTACTAATCTCTTTCATCAGGTGCCTCCTCTTTTACTGGACGTAAAACGACTTTTTCTTATAAGCAACCACCTTTAAATACACCTCTAGCAAAGCCTCAATGAGAGACTCTTGTCGAGAGACAAAACAACGCGAAGTCTCGTAAATATTGGGGTTCACACTAACTGTCACAGTATAACTATTAGGTAATCGTTGAATAACCCAACCATAACCAGAGCTATCTAGACGCATTTGGAAAAAATAGATCAACTTAGCAAGCGACCCCCGATCTAACAAAAAGGGATCAGGATCAGAGGTAGAGATAGAAATACAATCACCCCAAGATAGTTGGATAAAAAAGGTATTCCGAAAAGTACCCCACCCATACCGACAAATGTGAGGCTCAGACTTGACCCAATCATGCAAAAATTCAGTAAGCATTTATACCCTCTGTATAGACGACAATATGTTGTAATAAGAATAGACTAACAAGAATACTCGTTAAGATACTTTATATCTAACTAATTAATTAAAATTGTTGAATAATAACGCCCCCCTCAAATTTAATTACTGTTGTTTTGTCTTCTAGATAAGTAATAGCAGATGACTCTACATCATCCTCATCCTCATCATCTTCTGGTATAAAGCCGTAATGTTCGGCCGCTTCTAGGGCGCTAGAGTATTCTGAATACTCGCACCGGATAGCGACTCTATCAAATTCGATAGATTCATCAAGGCTATCCTCTAAATCTTCTAGATACCCAACTAAAGCCTCAGCGCCCGACCATGACCAATCAGCATTATCATCCTCTTTGAGTAGCTTGATAGCTTCATCGGTGCTTATATTTTGATGCATTTTATCTTTCCCTTAGATTAACAATTAGGTTTAAATTCAGATTCTTTGGTTAGTGCCATGCAATAGACTGGGGCTATAGACAATAGAACCCCCCTGCCAAAGTGCAAGGGGGGCCACTAATAATAGATGAAAGGTTCTACCTTACAGTAGTTCACCCATTGTTATCAAATAGATTTCTGTAGGCCTCGTATACGGCATCAGGTGCCTCCTCGTCATTGTATTGTTGAGCCGACTTGAATGTAGATAAGATGCTCAATAGATTAGGGCGGTAGTTAGGGATAATACAATAACCACCATTAATCCATCTAATACACGCGAGACGACGGGTGCCATGAAACCAGCATAAGATCTCATCGCCAAGGGCCGTATGAGATTGATATGGTTCGCGGAAGTCAGATATACGCCCCCGCAAGTATTTAAGTAAATCTAACATCATGATTTAGTACCTAACCGATTATAGAATTTAAGGATAGAGGGCTCTATATAGCAACTATCACAGAAGGCGGATCGTGTACCTATCAGGCGGAGGCCGCTATAGTGACGTACACGACTAAGAATAGTATAGAGGCCCCCGCTGAGCCAACGTAAATTACTGAGACGAGCCTGTACGTTATTAAGCGTGAGCCCCTGACTACGATGGACAGTAAGGGCATAGCCCAGTCTAACGGGTAAGTAGTGGCAGCGGCCCAATAGTTTGTTAGTGCCGAGCTCTTTATTATCTCGTGTCACGTATTCAATGATAGTCTCCTGACCGGTACGTTCTACTGTCACCAGTATAGTATTAGTCATGAGCTCCTTGACTATGGCGATATCGCCATTAGCGTATGTAGGTAGTCTATTACGAAGTAGAATAACGCGCGCGCCTTTCCTTAGCTCTACTGATTCAGGTATTTGGCCCCACTCAGGAGCGGTCCTCCCCCCCTTCGGTATAACGTAATTCTTAGTATAGAGGCGACTAGGCCCTTCTAGTTGTGCTAGGTGCAGGGCGTTATATCTATCTACACTATCATTAGTAGGCAGGATAGTAGTACCTGCGTAGTTATCTTCGAGCTGATTGACAAACTCTACATTATCTATGAACCAATCTACTGCTTCGTGAGGCCGCCCTTCTCTTACGCTAGTCAGCGCCTGTATAAAGCCGGGGTCATTCTGGCGCCTGACCTCTCGTAAGTACTGTATATCGAAGCTCTGTAGGCAGTCTGTTTGATAGACTGGCGTGCTAGTGACCTTTTTATCTGGTACTAGTGGTAACTGACAGAAGTCTCCCACGAGTAGGAGATTCATATTTATGTTACTCTTCTCCATTACGTGATGGATAATAGTTAGTTGAGGGCCATGTAACATACTGATCTCGTCTATGACTAGAGTATCAAATGCATTAGATATAGCCTGTAGCTGAGTGGTCAGCTTTCCACTAGAAGCGGAGCGTAATAGACTAGTAGTGTCGAAGAACTGGAGGGCCGCGTGAATAGTAGTACCACCTGCATTAATAGCGCTCACGCCGGTACTACTAGTGATGAGGGCCTTACTCAAACTCTGTATGTATGTTGTCTTACCACTCCCTGCTGGACCCAGCAGCATCTGATAGGGGCCGTTGAACGTTATCTGCATCTAATCTCCGTATAGTCCTAATTGTTTTACTCCATCGGTTCATCTCGCATTCGAGATAGATAATCAACTCGGCCCGCGCGGACTTCAAATACTTATGACTATGAGGAGTACTAACATCACACCGCTCAATAACTGATAGGTGTCCCTTCTGTCTTACTAGATAGTTACCATAACCTGCTACACTAGCGGGCCTAATAGCACGGGCTAGGCGGATACTAGCCTTATAATCTGCGCGGCCCTTCTTCAGGTAATTGAGTAATCTACTCTGTTGCGTCATAAAACTTAGACTAGGCTGCCTATCATACGCCACGGCTGCGAGATAATCAGTGACACCTATATAAGAATCGGGGCCCTCATATATAACGTAGTACCACGGTCTATTATCTAGTATTGACATAAATCTTAAGCAATCCCTCTAGTGCCTTCTTCAAGTCTGATACTCTACGGTAGTCATTAACTATGTCTATATAATGAACGCCCGCCTCATCAAGACGAGCCAGACGGTCCTTAATAGCCTGATAGTTAACATCACTACTCAGTACCTGCTCAGACGGGCGGCTTATATTGATTACTATACAACATCTATTAATCAATGTAGATAGCATACTCTCTATTACCTCTACCTCCTCTAGGTTACGTAAGGACAATAGAACAGTAGGTATACCCTCGCTAATATGGCGCTGTATCTCAGTCCGCATCATACGACTAGAGAAGTAACGGTCATTCTCTCTCATGAAGTGATAGAGATTAACCATGAACTGATTCATGGTTATATTCATACCATTGGGCGTATACTCCTTGTATTCTGTTGTATCGAGGGCCCCCTCTGGCAATCCATAGTATTTCTCCATGAAGCGCTTCCACGGAGCTATAGGATGGATCTCCTGTACCCCCAGTAACTTAGATAAACACTTAGAGGCTTCAGTCTTACCTGAGCCACTCAAACCATGAATAATAATAAAGAACATAGGTAGTCATGCAAAGACAATTTTAGAAGTCTCTGATAGAATTGAAGTGCTAGGGTAGCTTGGTAGCTAAAGGCCAAAACGGAGCATAACAAAAAAACAGAGGGACAACCCTCTGTTTTTTATTTATTAACTTTTGAGCGGTTTAACGTATTCCCAGTCTTTTTCAAAATCTTTTTGTTTAATTCGATAACCATTAGAAAGAAGAACAAAAATAACATTGTCTGTTAACTGAAATTCTTTGACTTCTGAAATTTCAGAAGTAGTTTTGTTATACACAAGCGGCTTTAAGAATGACATAGTGAGTTACTCCTAATTGATTTGATTTTTTAACTAATAACTAATAGCTAATTTTGCACTAATCTAACTCAGATAGTAAGGCTTTAATTGTATTCAATGCAATACCCTCTGGTGTATATTTTGGTACAGATGATATAGCTAGTAGCTCTTCAAGCATCTGACTAAAAAATTTTAGCTGTTCTTCTTTATCAGAAAAAGGAAAAACTGTATTACCGACTACATTCGTTAGTTTATCTGACATCAATGAAATTTGAGGATTGCGTGCGTAATAGTCAATTTTTTGGTTCATTTAGGTTATTTTAGCTGTTTCTTAGTTTATTCGTAGTCCCAATCAAAGGGAGATTCATTGACATAACCTTCCTTTGCAAGGTAACTAGCTATAACAAGAGATTGTAGAAAAAGACAATAGTTTTTCTTAAGAAGCTTAGGTATTGTCACACCTGCTAGTAGCGAAAAAACAACCAGTAATATTCTTGTCTTTAAGTACCAAAAACACCCTACTTTTCTGTCCTGATCAGCGTCAATAAATGCACTGCTTAAAAGTGCATCTATATCGTCTGATTTAATTGCGCTGTCATAAAATCCTTTTAACACTGTCGATACAAAGGGTTTTTTTGATGCTTTATTTACCAAACGATTGACGTAATGCTTAGCTTCTCTTGGTAACTCATCGTAGCTTGAATCGATTAATATTCGATAGGTTTGAGTGTTCATTGTTTTACTCCTGAGTTGTATTGTCGGTTATTTCTTTATTGTTCCCCATGTAAATCTACAAAGGATTTCAAAATCTGCACTTGTTTGATCAAAAGTTACATCACTCACACAAAACAATCCTTTAGTGATTAGCATAAATCCCCACGCAGAAATTAAGAGTAAAGTCAAGATCAGGGTTATTTTCATAATTTTACTTTAACTTTTCTAGGTGTTCTATATTACTTTACCATAATTAAAATTATTTATCTTAGGATTGACAATTTTAGAAGCCTCTGATATAATTGAAATGCTAGGGTAGCTTGGTAGCTAAAGGCTGAAACGGAGCCTTCAACCGAAAAGGGACTTAATGCAAAAAATACCTTTGTTTTTTGTTTCAAAACTGAAATTTGCGAATCCACCGAACTTGGCAAAGATTGAGTGAGGGAAGGGCGTTTCGTCAGGAGTAGATTTAATTAAGTTTTGCGGGTTCAATTCCCGTCCCTAGTACCTATTAAATTATGCCACCAGTCACGAGTTAATAAATTCATTTAATACTCATTGAGTTGCATTTTTAGATTCTTCAGTTTTTCAAGTTTTCTTTCAGTTTGTTTAATTGCTTTAAGTCTCTTTTCTTCAAAGACTTTTTGAGCTTCTGTTTCCGTTAGCACGTACTCTTTTGAGGTAAATCCGTCTAGCATTAACACATTAAATTTACGGGGATTATCCGGGGAAAATACCTGATTGCAGATTTTTCCACTGCACTTTATAATACCACTTGTTAAAGCATATTTAGTGATATAAACTGTGACTGTTTCGTCCATTGATTTACTCCTATGGTTATTATTTTTAATGGGTTAAGCTGGATTTGCACCAGCGTGGAATTAAATCTACAGATTTACAGTCTGTCGCCTTCGACTACTCGGCCACTAACCCTTGTTTGTTTTAATTTTAACACAATTACTAATGCTGTGTCAATCATGAGTGTAATTAATTGCCCAGGTACTTAACACCTACTATTAACCAATTACGTTGAGTATGATGATGGTGAAATTAGAAGAGCATTAACTATGGCTAAGAAGAAGAGCTTTGCCTTTAAGAAAGAGCACAAGGACCCAGCCGGAGGGCTAACAGCTAAGGGCCGCGCTGATTACAATCGCGCTACTGGCTCTAACCTGAAGCCCCCTGCCCCTAATCCCAAGAACAAGGTGGATGCGGCCCGCCGCAAGAGCTTCTGTGCGCGTAGCGCAGGTCAGGCGGATATGCACAATATAGACTGTCGCAAGACACCTAACAAGCGCTTATGCAAGGCGCGCAGGGCATGGGCATGCTAGGAAGCTAGTGTCAAGTAGTGAATACAGTGACGTGATCACCGCCGTATGTATCAGTGGCTATCCTAATGCGCGCCTTACTCTGAGAGTGGAACCAGCCCTGTGGATCCACGAAGTCAATTATAGGTGGGTTACGCTTACCCTCTTTAATGCGTAAGGCCCGGCCCACCTTTTGAATCATAGATACACCATCTACTCCTCCCTTACCACCGGCGGCCATGATTATGCTACCAATAGAACGTATGCTCACACCTAGGCTCAAGATACCCTCACTGGCTATAGCGCCAGATATAGAGCCCGCTGACAGCTGGTCTAGTACGTCGGTTATGTTAGTACTCTTACCATGAATAATGGGTAGAGATGTGCCCAGCGCCTCTAGCTCAGTCAGTATGTTAAGGGCCTGACTAGCAGGATTCTTCTTCTTACTAGTAGTACCTACCTTACGTACTAGGATGAGCACAGGTCCATAGCCGTCTTTTATCAGTCGGCATGCGTGCCTCGCTATAAGGGCATTGCGGGCTCTATTATTAACTATGACGCTATCGTATAGCTGATTATAGAGCCATGGTGTAAAGGGCTTATCGAATGAGCCGCGCGCTACTGCACCGGGAGGGGCCGGATAAAACTCGAACTTAGGCTGCATAATGACGCCACTCTCGATGAGAGTAGTCTCTTGATACTCTCCGAGAAGGGGGCCGAATATAGCTTCCATCATCTTAGTGCGCGTAGGTGTAGCAGTCATGCCAATCTTATAACACGCATTGTCTAATGACAGAGCAGTAGTAATACCACTTGCATTCATATAGGTATGCGCCTCATCGAACACAGCGACCTCAATACTAGAGAGCCACTCTATATAGCGTCTATCGCCCCGTTTAATACGCTCATAGAGAGTATCTACGGTAGCGATAGTCATAGCTCCAATATCATCATTACCATCTCCTACTAGCCCAGGAGAGAGGCCCGCCCACTCCTGCACATCCTCTGCCATCTGGTAGAGTAGGCGCACGGTAGGTACTACTATGAGTCGGTGGGCCTCGAAGTATTTCATCAGCGTAGCAATAACAGGGCTCTTTCCATAACCAGTAGCAGCCCGCACGTAGCCCCGGTAGCCCCCTAATACGCTAGCTACTGCCTCTCGTTGGTCGAGGCGTAGTCTGGCGTCTATAACAGGATCGAGTAACGTTGGTCGGGGGGGTAGCTCTAGAGTAGCAGTATGGCCGGCCCGCCGTAATAACTCCATATAGAGAGGGAGGAGGCCCGCCAATAAGCGATAGTCCCCTCGCTCATCTGGATAATAGAGAGGGTAATGAGCGGGTATAGCTAGAGGTTCAATAGGAAGAATACCCGCTATAGAGCGGGCCTCTTCTACGTCTAGCACTGCAGAGAGATGTCTATGACAGCCTGGCAGTAGTTCTGGTATATAGGCCCAGTTACCATCTACTCGTATTATCATTCGGCCCAGGGGTTCCCATTAATCTCAATTGTTTCTTCTTCTACAATTTCCGCAGTACACGGGCCAACACTCTTTGTGTTGCTGAAGTCACCCTCATTGAGGACATTAATCTCATCAACAGGATTAATCTGCTGCCAGTATTTGCGTGCTGCCTTAATAGCTCCTAAGTCAGGAATCTCCTTAACTGCGAAGTTTAGTGATGCCTTGGGGTTCTTATCTTCTGGATTAGGCGGCACGATACTAATGATAATAGTCTGAAAATAAGGACTCATCTTCATTGCAATAGTATCGCGTTTGCCAACAGGAGCATTATTGAAGTCCTTGCTGTGCTTGTAGATGAGATTATTGACCATAGCCTCATAACCAACACTAGTCCACTGTTTAGTTGAGGCATCCCAGATACCACGGCGAGTAGACTTTGCCTTGAGGGGAATGATTAGGATGAAGCCAGTATCATCCATGAGTTCCTTCACTGTATAGTCAGTGAAGGTAGATGTGACCTTGCCCCCCTTATTAGACAATACACGAGTGGTGAAGCCTGTAACATAGAAGATAAGCTGGCCCGTCGGGCTACAGGTAACAGGGCGGTCCTTACCTTCTACCTCTTGACTATGCAGGCCTGCGCGAATACATTCACTACAGGTCATGCCCTTCTTACCAACTAGACCTAGCTTATCGACAATAGGTAGAGGGCGATTAGGTGGATCTCCATATTCAGTTACGCCCTTGAGACATACGTTCTCAGGGAGGGCCTGGATTAGTTTAATGCTACCATCAGGATAGGCACGCTTATATCCCACACTATTGCAGAAGCGCACATATTTACTATTAGCTTCATCCCAATAGCTGTGGTCTAACTGCGCCTGGTGCTGTAGTATTACGCCCTGTAACCGTACAATCACACCATTCACGCCCTCGAATTGTTCGAATAACTTCTGGTCATCCTGGCCTGGGTAGGCCCAGCGCATCTCTTGGCTATCTTGATAACTAGCGCTATTGAGGCGGCGGACGACAATATCCTTAGGCAGCGAGGTAAAGTATGTATTAAGGCTGCTCTTCGATGTGTTGATATCAATAGTATCAGTGATGGTATTGATATCAATGTTCAGTTCAGCAGCTAAATCAAGATAATCGTTATCGACATTAAGTAATAAATCAGACATATTCGTGTAGATGTATGTGGTGTATATCTGGTTTAGGTGGACCAGTAACCTTATAGACGCGACTAATCGATGCGATAGCCGTAGTTATGTGGCAGGAGCCAGCACTCGGTAAGATAGATTCTCCTAGTTCAGAAGTGTATCAAGAAAGGCGAGGTCGTTTTCTGATGGGGTGGGCCCCACTCTAGCTATCCACTCCTCTAGCGCTAGTGCCAGCCAGGTAGAGCGCGGACCGCCTGCTCTAATACAGGCAGCTACTCTCTCTATAGCAACACCTATACTATCAGTGCGGCTATTAGACATCAATGCTACATATACCTCACTATCTAGGTTAAGTATGTGGCGGGCCCCACGACCCAGGCGTACTCGATTACTCCGAGTACTAGGCCCGACCCAATCTGCTGGCTTACCAGTCTCCTTATAGAGCAGGCTGAGTATTAATAGCTCTGCTCCCAGGCGACGAGGGGCCATATGATAGGCTCGCCATAGATTAAGGCGCCCCTGCTGTGTGAGTACGCCCCCTACCTTATTCAGGATAGCCTGATACTGATTGGGGTCTACCTCATAACTTGTACCGCGAGCGGCCCATGCAGCTGGTATCCTATCGAAGACGAGATAGGCGGTGTTACCCTCTACCTGTGTCACGTGATCAATAGTGGGGGGCCCCTCCCATATAACCACCACTGGCTCTAGGAAGTTGCCCCACTCGAGACAAGATGCATCGTGTCCTACTAGAGGAGTAATGCCCTGCTGCCGCAAGTGATAGTTGAGTAGAGTGATAGGTGTAGTAGTCAGGTATATCACTGCAGCCACCTCAGTCCCGTACCTTGAGTTAATAGCAGGGGTACGGGGGACACCACACTAGTACCCAGATGGGCTAGTAGAACAGCCTCCAGTGGGTATGACTTATTACCCCACCAGCGGGCTAGGTCAGCAAGTAATCGTTCTATAGAGGGATTAGGTCCAGTAATTCTATTAATTATATCCTCCACTAGAAGGCCTGCGATTACCTCCCCATTAACGTCGAGTCGCCACATCTTGATATAAGCGCGGACGGCTCTCACATCACTGAGGGCTAGGGCGCTCCAGAATGCAGCTCGGCCCTCTATAGTAGCGCCACCTGCCAGTTCATCATAAACTAGGTCATAGGTGATATCCTCCACTGTATTAACTAGTAGTAGTCGTTCTAGAAGAGACCACGCTCTACCAGCGCTACCGGCCAGTTTAACGAGGGCCTGAGCTGCCTCCAGCTCTATCTTCATTATATCACAAATACGCCCCGCCATATCATCAATGGGGGGATTAGATAGCGGTACCTCTAAGCAACGGCGCTCTATGGCCTGGCTCGTCACCTTATTAGCCATTAGCTTCTGCTTATCCATAGTGCAGAGGATCCAACTGGTATGATTGGGGCCGAACTCAATGGCTTCTAGTAATAGAGATGCCAGCTCAGGGCTGATACGCTGAAATTCATCGAGGATGATGAACTGGCGATACTGATCTTCTCTATCCCCTACTATTACAGGACTGGCATAGGCTATATCCAAGAAGCGCTCTATATGAGGCCGGGCCTCAGTAGGGCTACTGATAGTATAATGATAAATATTAGTGGTATCAGTACCCAGACATACGGGGCACTCACCGCAGCCCTCCCAGCTACCGGGCTCACGGTTAGGACAGAGAGTGCTACGAGCATATAGTAGAGCTAGTGTAGTCTTACCACAACCAGGCGGACCCCACATTAATATATTCCCCGCCGAGTAAACATTATTACCTGCCGAGCTATGCAGATTTCTGCTGATAAGGGCCTTAACTAGCGAGATAGCCAATCCGCCGCCTACATAGTCAGCTAGTCGGCGGGGCCTATGTTCATTAGATAGACTATTAGTCATAGGGACGCACACAGATAATACATACTAGGGTGAAGACTATGACAGCAATTGTACCTATTTCCAGAGGAGTGAACCCCTGTTTAGCGAGGTCAATAGTACGTTCAGTAAGACCATAGGTGGCCCCAATTAATAGGTACCAGTACGCTAGATTCTTAATATTCATGTCAAACGATAATAGTGATGTGTCCTTCTTGATTATCTTGGGGCAGTAGATTGCGCGCAATTCTCCAGATCAATTTAGTCTCCTCGATATTAAAGTTAGCGGATATCATGTACGTGTCAGTAACGTCAGAGTTATAGAGGGGCGCTAGGAGACAGGGTTGCTTATTATCGTGCCAGTAATGAACGACTATACTCTTGATACCCAGAAGGCGCAACTTATTGAATAAGGCGGCCCGCTCTGTGACATGTTTATTTTGTGTTTGCATAGTTCAGTATCTCTTGCTTGATGGTATTTATATCCTTCCTGAAGTACCACATCATACTACCTACAGGGACGGGGTTCCACATACGAGTCTTAACTATCTTATCGATGTCATTATCTCGCAGGGTTTTCTTACTACGTAGTAGGGCCTCGAGGTCACGTTTAACATCCTCTTCATCTATAGTAGTCTTATAGAAGACACCTCTCTCTACTTCTACTGGATTAAACGTAGTTACAGTAGGATGGCCCCGCCAGTTATAGACAGCCCCTCTGTAATTGGCTATAGTGGCGTCGAGACCGTGTATGGCCTTAACTGCCTCGCTACCTGCTAGTAATAGAGGTACGCCAGTCGGTAGTGCTGTGAGCTCAGGGAGTAGCCAGGTATCCCGACAGCGGGAGCGATGAATATCTTTAACTGTCTTGTCTCGAGGGGAGCACTTTATAGCATTAGTAAAATACACTAGCTCATTAATGGGGGGCCCATCCCACGTGGGGTCACATTCTATAGCCCAATATAAGCAACGCCGGAGGAAGGCCCCGGCACCACCAGTATCCTCATTGTTAGTGCCGGGAGCGAGGCTCATCTTAGTGGCCTCCTCCCGTTTACCAGGATAGGCTGAGATAGCTACCAGTATTACATCCTTAATAGGTCTCTCAGACTGACCACTCACTGCCTGCCTAGTAGATAGACTACATACGGTACACTGCGGGTTGAATTGTACGGCTCGGTATAGCGCTGTCATATTAAGTCTGAATTTCGAAGCTTTCGGGATCTATGCCATTATTGAATTCGATTACAGCTTCGCGGGCTGAGGTGTGCGCGGGATCAACACGTACTGCATGGTAGTGATTAGTGCTAGGGCAGCGCATGGTTAGAATATGCGCGTCCTCGCCACCGAAGTCACCACGGATGATGTGTAGCTCGTACTCATTACCGGAACCTACGTAGCTAGTAGTATTATAGGTGCTGATGATCTCACTATCCAGGCGCGATAAGATATTCTCGTAGCCCAGCGCCTCAATGAGGATACGGCGGTGCTCAGAGTTCATACCCTTCTCATCATCAAGTAACCATTTGGGATCCCAGGTAGAGCTATGACACTGCATGAAGGCCGGTAACGGGATACCGTGCCATAACCACAATTCAACGCCATCAGAGAATTTAATCGCGGGCTCACCATCGCAATGAATATCGCCGTCTAGAGTATAATGTACCTTGGGCCGCTCACATACAATACATAACTCTTCATAGGTGTATACCCACGATAAGTTCTCAGCAATGAGCATATACTTATCGTAATCCTCCATAGTCACGCCGAGTACCTCGACGCTGAAGTTAGCGAATGCAGCAAAGCTCATACGGCACTCGTAAGAGAAGTGACCATTAGCAATATAATTGCTACACTCCTTATCCTTAATAGGATCAATGGGGCCCCGCTCTGCAACATAAGCATCGACGAGTTTCTGGAGTACGGCCTCGTTCTCAGGAGTAGCGGGCTTACGCTTAAAGAACTCCTTGATTAATGTGAGTTCAGTCTTAGTAAACTTAGTTTTAGTCTTCTTACCACTAACGACACTCTGCTCTTCCTCCTCAGCTTTATTGAGAAGAGCAATAATACTGGCCGCCATGATGGGCGAGCTAGTGAAGATAGTACGCGGACAGTCGAGATCTCCTAAGTCACAGTGCTTCTTGAGTAGGGCATATAGTTCAGTAACCGCTTGGCGGGCTAGGACTTTATCGAAGGGGCGATCTACCATACGGATCCAGCGCTCCTTGTAGGTAGGGATTAGCTGTTCATGTTCCGGAGTTAATTCAAGATAAGTCATTGAAAAATTGGGTTTGAAATCCCGCCCCTTAGCGATAGTGGAGGGCGACTTTACATAAATTAATAAGAAACAATTAAAACGCTAGAACAACGAATTAACTGAATCTTGCTAACAGCTATCTGTCCCAATCGTTTCCAACTGGTATCGCTTACAGATAGCTGTTTTTCCATTAACATAACCAAGTCTCTACTTGCGTTGCCTAGATCAATTTAGGCAAGCCCTGTTGCTTTAGGGCGTGGCTAGTTACCTCTTGCAAAGGTCTTATTCAGCTACTTGCCGAGCAAAGTTTCCGTTGCCTCCCGCCCCTGTCCAAAATTCCTGCTTCCACACAGATATTTCAGCCTTTTTGATGGCAATTTCCCATTCTAAGTCGGCTATTTCTCGCTCGAGTTCAACAATTTTACTATTAACTAGCTTTAAATCGGCGATAATTTCTTGTTTACTGCGTCTATCGTAGATAGCTAGTTCATCCTCTTGTAATTTCTCAAGGATAGAGTTTAGGAAAGCGGTTAAATCGGCCGAGGGATTGTCCATATTACCTAAACGCATTAAGATCTGTACCGCTTTGACAACGTCTTGCTGATAAGCTTCTTTGGAGGGGTAATCTTGGGGTTTTTTGAGATCTAAAGCGTCAATGATAGCGTCAATGATATTCATATTTCAGGTTATGAGGGTTAAATGCGAAACTGTGATTATGTCACACTTATGCCGTCGAGTGTTGCCAAAAAGGCCGGCACTAGGCCGGCCACGGTAGAGGTTACAGTAATTAGTACTAGTCGGCTACAGAGCGGAAACCAGAAGGAGTATACTCTTGCTGAATACCGATCTTGTAGAGCCCCTGCTTAAAGATAATGGGACCGTGTTCTTCGTGCTGAAGACGGGCCGTACTATCATTTACGCGGAGGTACAGAGTGCCGCTGTCATCAAGACGGAAGAGTTCAGCAGCCTTATTTTCACCGATGATTGCATTGTTATTGCCCGTTTCAACAGGAACAACCTGATGTTTATGGCCAGTGACTTCACCGTATGCTAAGACAGTATTATCAACACGAGTAGCTTTCGATAAGTCAATGCTGTCTTCTGGAATACGTTGAATAAGTACGTCACCTTGACGAGCGAATTTATTGAAAGTAGGAATAGTAGACATTGATTATAACTCCGAGAATTTACTGACCCCACGGACTGGGGATATTGACAATTAACCTAGTTTTTGATTAAACCGGGTTGACTAGGAACCCGGGCTGTTACCTTACTACGGTAACATTCTCAGTGAGTAGAGCTCTAGTAGATAAGCCATTAACTTCCTTCTCTAGGAGAAGTATAGATATAGCCTTATCTCCTATTATAAAGGCTCTAACAGTAAGTTGGATAGGTCCCTCTCCTCGTAGGACTGTTGTAAGATCACAGGCCCGCAGATTAATAGAGGCCTCACCAGTAATAGTGCACGGTATAGAAGCGGGCTCCCCTGCACCCTGCACCAGTAAATTATTATTAGTGAAGTGCAGTTGTATGGCCTGCCCCACACTGGCTCCTGTACTCTGCCAATTGATAGCACCCAGTAGTAATCGAGTATCGATTGTAGTTGATGCACGGAACTCAGCATCAGGTGCTCTATCGAAGTGGGGTATCTTATCTGCTTCCTTACCGGTGAGTATAGTGAGGGAGCCCCGCGCGCTATCTAATATTAGTCGACGAGGAGCGCGGCCCACTGATAAGGTGAGGGGGCTCTCTAGATAAGATACTAACTGAAGCTGACGGGAGGTCAGATTAGCAGACCAACGAGCAATTGGGTTATCAGCCCACGATACCTGTACATAAGCACTAGCTGCTACACGACGGGTAAGAGAGCAGCCATCAGGCGTGATATCCAGACGTATGTGATTCTCCTTACTCTTATAGTCAGTTATGAGTCGCATAGCCCCGGCTATCAGATTACTATCTAGTATACCCTCGCTCTCTAGTACCACAGGAGTAGCAGGAGAGCCACTATAGATAGGAGTAGAGTTAGTACCATACGCACCTAGTCTATAGACTATCTTATCCTCTTCTATATCGATAACAAGCGAGGTAGGTGTACCCATACGACAAGTTAGATTAAGGAGGGGCCCGCCAGGTACTAGGATATCTGCATCATCTGCCTGCACTGGTAGTTTGAGTATTAGGCTATGAGAGCCCAGGTGATTACCACTCAGTTGCATTTGTCCTTTACCTATAGTCATACGCACACAAGATGCGTCAGCTCGCGGGCTGTCTTTATCTAGACAGGACACTACTGCCTTTAATGCGGCTACGTACTGAGGTATATTAATTTGGGCTACCGATACCGTCATTACCGTCATCATCTTCACTAGAATCTGTATTGAGTGAAGAGAAGTCTAGGATATCCATATTATCACCGTCGAGGGTAATGCCCTGACTGACTAGATCTTCTATGACCTCTCTTTTCCTATTTTTTGCGTAGCTTTCAGTATAGCTATTAAGCACATGCACAGCCCGCCCTGCTCGACCTAGGAACTTATCCATCTTCTCCTTATTTAACGTAGCGTAGTTAAAGGCGGCCCTGTACTCTAAGACTATAGCTACATCATTTAGGTCATGTTTTATATAGGTATAGAGATAGCCAAAGTCTAACACTAGGGCCATATGCTCAGACATAACCAACATATCCGCATGACTCATTGGGTTAAACTGTACCCATTCGTAACGAAACTCACCGATACCGGTATCACTTACGATATCCAAATAAGTCCTATCATTAATAGCTACCTGCTGAGCAAAATCGTCTGTTAGTGGGAAGTTACTTAATGAAGCCTCGATGGCCTTCATGGGGTTATATAGCCTCAGTAATTGTAATAGTTTATCCATTAATGTGACCAATAGCGGTGTATATTTGGCTTAGCCCGACATGGTATATCGGAGCCCAGCACATCCTTAAGTATATAGTTACCTGCGCTCTCCATCTGATATAATGCAGCAGCGGCATAACGTTGTGCCAGCATAAACTCATCGAGCTGCTGACCAGTATAGTAGTCCTGATCCAAGATAGGTACTACTCGAGAGTTAACTACTTGCCATGCCACATAGCCCGGCACTAGTAGATTGATTTCATCGTGAGTAGCGTTGATAATACTGGCCCGCCGTTCTCCTGCATCTATAGTCTCTATGGCCTGCCTTACTCGCGGTAGCGAGATCTTCAGCATCTCACTACCTGAGCTCTGGATAACAGAATTAACTGCCTTTCGCCGCGTAGTACTCTTACCAGCTATACCCTTAGCATTATCCTCATTGACATTGATGAAGCGGCCCATAGCGCTACGAACCCATCGAGTACGAGAACATAGGCTCCCCGTAATCTCAATCCAGGTATAGAGGCCATGGAAACCTGTGAAGTATTGCTTGAGTAAGCGACCTGCCTCCTTGTCATCACAATTGAGGTCTGCTGCTAAACTACTAGCGCTACCACCATATATCACCTTGAAGTTCATAATCTTACCCTTCTTCCGCCAGGGCGAGATGACAGGATCATCTGCACTCACAGTCCAGGGCTCGTGTGTCATGCGCCTCTCTATATCCTTATTCAGGAACGTACTAGCGACTAGGTGCTGATCTACCTTGGGGTCAGTATAAGTTAGACCCTCAGGCGATAGGGGGAGGGGTCGTATACCTCTATGGTACTCATCTTCGAGTACGTAAATCTCTGTAATAGCAGAATCCTTACTGAAGGCCCCCGCCAATCTTAACTCTTGCCTCCGCTGTCACGGATGGACCATCTCTTCACCATCTCTACTAGGTTTAGGTGTTCCACGTATGGTCTCTACACGGTAACACGTCTATCAATGGGTAGTAGCCCTACTGACGTGTTACTCGCTCGGGATTGGGAGAGAGTCCTTTCCCCGAGTTAGTGGAATATTACCTTGCCGGTTTCCTAGCAAGCGAGCCAAATTTATCTCTCTTTCTATATAGACAGATACATGCATCATACTGATTTTTAAATGGATATAATCCCAAGAACCAGCAAACTCGTTTAAGTCCCTTCGACCACTACTAATAACATAACTTGGCTTTATCCAACGCCTTACCAATAAGGCTTAGAGTTAATCCAGACTAGGGAAGTATCTGGAAGTCTGTAGCAATTAGCAGCTCAATGGTCTATTCACCTCTTACGTCCTCAGAATTGGTTCTGGCAATCCTCGTCATGAAAGGGGCGAGGTTAGTGATGTCGATGTCTATATCTGTCTATGGACAGTTAGCTAACTCGAGAAGTCTACGCTTACCCATGCATAGCCCGGTGGGGCCTGCAGAGCAAAGCGACTATTCATCTTTATTTTCGTCATGTCTATATTGACTGAGGTCTATTACTCTAACCCTACCAGTATTAACATCATATAATAATGCCGTATCCCTCTCAGAGGGATAACGGTTGGTTAGTATACGCCGTAATCGTTTACTACTAATTGTCTTCAAACAATCTATCCTCCTCTATATCTACTATTAGCTCAACATTACTAATCTGCTGTGCATTGAATTTATTAGTATCTCCACTACTAGAACTACTCATACGGCCTGTACTGGTGCCGATGGTCTGGTAACGGGCGTGGACATTACCTGTACGCGGGTTAATCAGGGCCGCCCAGTTAGTACTAACCATCTTGGTCAGTTTCTTATACCGCAGTAGATCTGATATAACCTGAATACCCAGGTCGCGTATACCCTCTTCACTAGTAGCGCCATCCTCGTCATCCTCGCTATCTAGTTCTCGCAGCACTGTTTCTAGTGTCTTCTGCTGCAGGTTATCTAGCTCAACGGGTAGGAGCTTCTGGATACGACTCACTAGGGCAGTGGGGTTATTCAGTAGGGCTGTTATCTTATCAGGTACTACTAGAGTCACCTGAGGGGCCCCCGAGTTCCAATCGACTACCTGATCTACGCTGAAGTCGAAGTGAGCACTCATGCGCAGCTTATAATTATCTAGCTCTGATTGAGCTGTACTCAGAAAGCTGCGCATGACATTCATGTTAATAGGCAATCCATCCCATTCCATGCGCGCTATCTCCATAAAGGCGGCCTGGTCTATCTCTTCTACTTGAGGCATCTCATAGGTATAGAGTAGTTCATTACGTAGTAGAGCATAGGCCTCTAGCAGGAGGCTAGTGTAATTAGAATTACGAGGGGCCCCTACATCTAGAGCGGCGTACTGTAATTGAGCGGGTGTTAACTCACCTGACCAGTCACTACTAGCGAGTTCCTTATTCAGAGGAGTATCCAGTATATCGCGTACTAGACTACCATAAGAATAGCCTCTAGTACGGCCCGCCTTGAATCCAGTAGCAGCGCCTATCTGTTGAAATAGCACCATAGCGCAGTATAGATTATTAGGCCATACGCCCCACGTAGCTTGCGTTACTAGGGCTTCGAAGCGTGCGTTGAAGCAGACCTTCCTGACACTACTATCAAGCCATATGTCCCGTATCTCAGTGGGCCAGTCTAGGGCGCGGAGATCAACCACATACGGTATTGCATTACCAGGCCAGTTAATTTGTAGCAGGCGGGCTACTAACGTATGGGGATCTAGTGCACTAGCCTGGGGCCCCCACGTTTCTACATCTGCATAGGTTTCATAATCCATAGCGAGTAGGGGGCGGCCCCCTAGTTCTAATAGTAGTGCATCTAGCTCCTCTCGAGTAGTGATATACTCTAGGTCAATTAGATCAGTATTAACTCTCATACACCACTCGAGCCGAAGCCGCGGGGGCCCCGCGCAGTAGCACCTAAGTCAAATTCATCTCGTACGAGATAATTAGATAAGTCTCCCATATCGGCTACCAGTTCGAATGTGAATTGGGCAATACGGGCCCCATCACCGAATAGGTGAACATTGCAACTTCTATTCTCTAGTAGCGCTATGATCTCCCCTGCGTATGTCTCCATATCATCGAGGCCGGGCGTATTAACTACACTAATACCGCACTTAGCTAATCCTGAGCGGGGCTGGATACGACCAATACGCACTAGGCGACCTATACCCACCTCCACTAACTTATCCTGAGTTTCTTCAGGCAAACCAGGCGAGGTCACATAGAAGCCTGTATGGACAGGGACAGATTGACCTGGCAGCAGGACATAGAAGCCCTTCTCATCGAGTAGGCATGTCTCTAGTGTATCTTTTATATGGTCATGCTCTACGAGACTCCCATTAACGAATAGATCACACTCAGACTCTAACAACGCTCTCTGTAGTGATAGATTCTTCAGGAGACACTCAGTTACGAACTTATGCTCTTCTGTGAGGCGGGCCTTAAGATCATACCCACCATCCCGACTATTATTCTTAGTAGGGAGATAACGGTCTGCGGTAACGAATGTTTTCATAAGAAAAAGACCTGTCTAGACAGGTCAAGTAATAAGTAAGAATAAGGATTATATCTAGGCTGAACTATCTCGGTGTTTACCCATACCAAAGGCTCCCATGGAGCCTGCGGCGAGATCACGAAATATGTTCATTGCCATTTCGATACTCTGTGTCTGCTCTGGACTAATAGGACGATAAGTACTAAAAACAGCAAGAAATAAAGCGCATGAAGCACAAATTAATGCTAGGTAGAATGCAAGAGTAGTATCAGAAATGCGAGGCATAGTTAATAACGCGATAGGACGTGTTGGATAATGGCATGACGTTGAATATCCTCTGGTTCGAAGCGTATTATACCTACGTCATCAAGGCCCACAAATCTACGTAGCGCATCAGCTAGACCATTAGGTGCGCTAAGCTCTCCTAGATCGGCCTGTCCCAAATCGCCTATTACTACTACCTTACTGTTCTCAGCAACACGAGTTAATACTGCCTTGAGTCCATTGATAGATATGTTCTGGGCCTCATCTACTATGATTAGCGAGTTCCGAAAGGAGCGCCCCCTAATGAGACTAACTACTGTAGGAATAATATGCTCATTCTCGATAACGGCCTTAGCATCTCCCTCACTCATGAAGGTTATTAGATTATCCAGCACAGGCGCCGCGAGGGGCCATATCTTCTCTAGTAGAGAGCCCTTGAGATAACCGACATCACGCTCATCCTTAACACCAACATTAGGACGTACGTATATAATTCTCTCTAGTCCATTCTCAGGCGCATTAATCATAGTAATAGCAGTATGAAGTGCAAGTAGCGTCTTACCGCATCCTGGCACCCCATCGGCTATGGTTATTGTATTGCGCTTGATGTTCTTAACAAATGCGCGCTGGTTTTCTGTAGCTGGGCGAATGAGAGTATGCGTACGGAAGATGGGGCCTGCGTTGTTTCTTCGCATGATAATGGTTTCAAGACAACTACTATCAAGTCATGTGACAGGCCCCGAAGTGTAGGATCAACAACTCACGCCTACGCTTTGGAATTCACGCGCTACAGGTTCTGCAACGAACACGCGATTGTGAATCATTTGCATCAGGTAGTGCTGTAGGTTATCCTCTGTGTAGGGTAGGCGTACCAGGATTTCATTGCCCAGTGAGTTAGTTAGAGTATGGACTAAGTGAATCTTATCCACTTCACGGTAGCCTTCTTCGACATAACTGAGGAAGCGATATTCTGACACCTTCACTATACCGTAGTCAACCGACAGTACGTGCTGAGGCTGTACTTCCACGTCGGACATAACACCCTGATCTGGGCACAGCGAAATAATCCAGTCTAGACTGCCTAGACGCAGAGGTTCGTCATTCTGTGTAACCACAGTACCAGGCGTCACTACATTATGCCACTGGCCATTGTTATTCCAGGACGCGCGCTTATAAAGCACGATGTTACCGTCGTAGGTAAGAGCTACCTCCTTACTAGCCACTAGATGTTGTAGATCTGCGGTAATATTCTGGTCGACTGATTGCAACTTAGTCAGAAAATTAAGGATAGGGGTATAGTCGTACCCCTGGTCAATGAGCTGACTAAGGCGTTGACTCATACTTCCTGTTAGACGCATATTCTTGAAGTAATACGCGTTATCTAGCCACACAACATTATAGTCAGTAGCGCTTTGTAGTGGGTGGCTATCAAATTCAAAGGCAGTATTGCGCGCTAGTGCATCAGATAACTGATCAAACAGTGTTGGATAGGTAGGTTTGTCGATAGTAATAACGCTATCCCCATCGAAAAAGGATAGACTATCACTCAACTGGACATAATTAAACATTAGGAATCTCCATTTAGTTTATATTGAGTTAAGCAACAACTTGGTCCAACGGACTAGGCCCTCCCAAGCTATTGCCCTGTACCTTGTAGTAAGCACTAATTAAGGGCATTATAGTATCTACTACTTGGCTTTTAGAGTACTCTAGGAATGCACAGGCATCGTAATAACCACCTAGTAGACATTTAAGCCATACTATACAACTATTACTGCCAGCAAATTCATAAAGTCTCTTTACTGCATCACTATCTGCAGCTATGAAGCCATTGTCTATTAATTGCTGCATAAACATCCAGTAGCCATCATCTATTAGGGCCTGGACATTCTTATTGAAGTGTTCAGGATAGGGATAAGTTCTTATAAATGTCTGGATATCAGATAGTGGCCAGTTAGTAGTACGCGCTAGGTATAGGTTATCAGCCCCATATTTTACAGCTAGTTCATTACGTTTATCCTCAGCCCACGTGTCTATATCGCGCCACTCGGGATAATGGACAGCAATAATCTCAGCCTGTTTAGGTGTTAGATAATATAGATCACTACCATCATCAGCATAATTCCAGTAAGGATATACACCACAATGTCGACGACTAACACAATACACTGCCTTAGTCGGTAGATCACGATAGTCGACTACAGACAAGTGATTGTGTATATCCCCAGCATAATAGGAGGTATACGTTTTATTAACTATGCGAATACCGCGCAGGCCGCTTAGTCGTAAAGAATCGGCCCCCTGTTTCTCTTGCTCCTGCTCCTGCTCCTGCTTTCTCAGCTTTAAAGATTTAATAGGTTTAATTAGGCCTGTTACACTCTGAAAGAAGCGTATATAGGGCCACGTGGTATGGGCCCGCTCTTCTAAGTCTGTATTAGATAATATATCAGCCCAATCCTCACACTCAGTTACGTCTATCCATAAGATAGGCGTATAATTTGGTATACCACTAGCAGCGCGAATACTTCTAGCATTATAGTGCCCGCGAGTTACAACTAGTGCTACCTTCTGTATGTCTTCCAGAGTAATGCTACGCGCATAACTTTCTACAACATCAGCTGTTTTACAGACAACACAAGTATTAGCATTTAGGCTACTTGGCGCTCGCGAATTATAACGGTTTATATTACGCAGCACACGATAGATATTATACCATTTCTCTGCGTTCATGTCATCAGAACAACCTATCAACCGCAGATTTCTATTACTCTTTACTATAAGGTTAGTAGGTAATATAGTATTATCAGCTGGCCCTGCTGGTTCATCCATAACGTTAATTATAACATTACAGTAGCGTGTACCCCTCCATGTAAAGTACTTATCACCCAGATTCCACTTGTTTATGACACCAGTTGCTTCGGTTAACGAATCGCACGCCTCTACTTCTGCCTGTCTTCTGTCAACTAGACTTTTGATAGCATTAAGAGATAACTCCTTCAGCTTCTTAATATTAGACTCTGACCACGCGAGGGTCTCGCGTTGTGGGGGCAGCTCTAGATAACCTATGGGTACTGGAATGACGATAGAATCAACAACATTGTATGCCCCCTCCCAATGAGGATCTATATTGTAGAGATTTCTTATGGAGTACCCCTGTTCTTTTAGATAGGCAGTAATAGTATCAAATACCTTACTATCTGAAATAGTGTAAGGTATACCGCCGATAGTAAAGCACAGCAGTGTGTATCTACGATTATAAAAGGCCTTACTAATAAAGGGGCCGGGCGCACCATATTCGTAGTCATAATCATTACGATAATCCAATAGGCGACGCGTAGTCTCACCTCCTGTATCCTCAGGATTATAAATATTAGTAACGGCGCGGGACCACATTACTATACTCATAACCTCATTATAACACTGACGACGGTTGTGTTGTTCTACGATAGGAATGGCCACACGCGTGCCACTGCTGTCATTGGAGGGTCGACTATTTAATAGAGCAGCAGTAGGCATGCCATTATTGAGAGAACAGGCATAGATATACTCTATACCATTATGGATAGTCGTGACTGTAAATTGACTAGCGATAGCATAGGGGCTCTTACTACCCAGGCCGTATCCGCCGCACTGAATATTATCACCTCGCTTAGTGCTAGTCATAAATGTAAAGAAACCAGGCGCACGTTCAGGACTAATACCGATGCCGTAATCACGAATGATGAGCTGGTTAGACTGCACCTCTAGGGGAATTATAGCTGGTAGTGTAATGTCAACGGGGTGGTTAGGGCGTCCTGCCTCGACATTAGCATCGACAGCATTAGTGAATATCTCACGTATGACGGCCGTTAGCTTATTAGTATACATGCGGGAGGTCAATACTTCCATTAGGAGGCGCACACCTACCTCATCGGTAGGGAGCTGATAATTAACTAGACTCACATTAGTATTAACAGTGTCTAGATCCTTACATAATTCCATACAATAAAACCCCTCCAACGGAGGGGCGGTGTAGTTGATTAACTGTTGTTTAGATAGAATCCCAACCGTCTACTACCTTAGCGGGGTTACGATACATAACACCACTCTCAAAGAAGTTATCTCGAGTGATAGAGTCCTCACCAGTAGTAGCGGCGAATCTATCGAGGTGGGCGTAGGGATTGCGGCTATACTGGCGCCCCTCGAATACAGTAGGTAAGCCTATTGCGCGGGCCCTAATATTACATAGATACTTAGCATATTGTTCGATAGTAGTAGCACTAATACCATTCACACCAAGTCCAATATGGAGACCCCATTCAATCTCATACTCGGCGGCCTTACGGAATAGATCCATAATCTCATCCGTATCCCACATGAGTGTACCCTCAGCTAGGCCGGTACGAATTATATTAGCGATTAATTTAAGGTGGGTCTGTTCATCACGCTCGATGAGCTTAATGATATCAGCTGTAGCGGACATATAACGCTCATTAGCTATAGCGTAGAATAAGCGGAAGCCAGGGAAGAAGTATATACCCTCGAGTAAGAAGTCACTTACCATACTGATAGTATAATTCTCCATAGTCATCTCATGAATATACCTATCATAGAGATTCTGGATATACTCACAGCGCCTCAATAACACAGTATCCTCCCGCCATAACTCGTAGATGTAATCTCGCTTATCTGTGGGGATTACAGTCTCGATAATATATGCGTATGACTGAGAATGTACCTGTTCCTGTGATAACTGCTCGCCCATACATATACTAACCTCAGGTGCAGTAATAACAGGCATAAGTAGCGGTAACACGCGAGTCTGTAGGCTATCTAAGAAAGTGAGATAGGATAACATACCATCGAAGGCCCGCCTCATATTAGGGGGCATCGTGACATAGTTATTAATATCAGGCGTGAGATCAGTGGCTTGAGGAATCCATATATTAGCCCTCATCTCTGTAAAGAGATGACTGGCCCATTTGTATTTGACATCCTTTAGATTAATGATATTAGTAGGGTTACCACCAAATAGTCTACGCTTCTGGGGGCTATCGTCACCATTGGGATTAAAGATAGGGGGGAGATGTACTTGCATTAATTTAACGTGGCTTAACCACGAATTGAGATGGCTCGGGCCCCTCTGCTTTCAACAATACGTGACTGCTAGGTACGGTAGTATTGGCAGTAGAGCACAGTATATGAAGAGTATCAGCAGTTAAAGGTAACGAGGCATGTCTCTCAATTAATAAACTTTGGAGGGGCACTTCTAGTAGGAAATCCTCTATCTCTTCTAGAGTGGCATAACGCTGCTGATCTATAAAATATAGATCATATATCAGGAATATACCACTGTATCTACCCCATACTACTAGATCTCCGCCCCATGCGCGCATACACGCTGATATAGTCGTGGTATCATAATCAACACTTATAGGGCCAGAACCAAATACACCATCTATGACGTATAGAGCGCAGTCTTGACCGGGGGGTAACTCATACCAACTGTACATACCCAGGGCCCGCGCCTTACTATAATCACTGCACTCGGTAAGGCGCGGGGCAGGTATAATAGCAGGCAGAGTCGTAGTAGGATAATCAATAGCTAGTTCCTGACTGACATCGTGTCCTAGTTGATAATTAATAAAATTAAGAGGGGTCTGTAATATTAACCCCTGGCTAGTATATCCATTGTAACTACGTATCTTAACTCTATAGCCGGGCTTATAGGGCCCTAGCCCATTCCGTAGAATAGAGCCAGGAGCCACATAAATACATAGACTACCGACTGCAAACAGTCCGCGTTGTACTATCACCTGGCGATGCTTAACTATAGCCAGCTCTATTGTATTGCCGAGAGGGCGGAGGGCGCGTATCTCATCAATATAAGCGTGCATTAGTCTTGGGGTGCCTTAGATTCTACATTCGTGATTAAGCTCAACTCCTCCTTGAACTCGGCGGCTAGTTCTTGAAGCTCATCATTGAGCTCCTCCTCCTCCTCCTCGTCGTCATAATCAAATAACTCGAGTACCTCAGTACTAGCAAGGCCCATTGAATTAGTAAACTTAGCATAGGCCTTCTGCCCATCCGGGTCAGCTACTGTACGAGGGAGGGCCTTATAAACTAGGGCACGGAGAGCCTGAAAGTCATCTCGACTGAGGATATTAAACTCGAATTCGGGGGGCTCTGGTAACTCGATAGTTAGTAGAATATCACGCAATAGAGCTAACTGAAGGGGCACATTACGACGGGTACCACGTACAACATCTAGTAGAGTCTTACGCTCTAGTCTGTCATAGAAGGCTGTAGTAGCTAGTTCAGGTGTCTTATCCCCGGCTGCTACTGAGTTAATGAGAGTAGTGACATAATCCTCTGCACCGAGTAGGCTGATAGCAACATTAGTAGTTACTACCTTATCGGCGACCATATTAAAGACGTTACGTACGAGTTGATTATCCATATATCTCCAGATAAAAAAGGGGGCGGGGCCCCCAAGTAGGTGTTAGTGATTAGGTGGGGTCGTTGGTTCTAGACCCCAATTCTTCTTGATGATAGCCGCGAATAGATTATCTCTAAGCATTGCTTGCTTCACCACATCCTTGAGCATATGGCGGGCCTGCTCTAGCGACATCTTATCAATAGTATCTGACGTAGCGCGCAGCCGTAATTCTTGCTCAAGTGTTAGTGAATTTGTATCCTTTGTATCCATTGGTACTTCTCCTAGTTTAACTAGCGCAGGAATGGCACTCATTCTTCTCAGTTACCTTATCCTGCCATATACTCCGCACGTAATATAATGTCTTGAGGCCCTCACGCCACGCCTGCAGATAGACATCATTTAGATCCTTAGCAGTGATTACGGAGTCGAGGCCATAGGCGTGTTCATTGAAGTTGAATAACAACTCAGTGCTAAGACCAGTATCTATCCATTTCTGAATAGTTGCTGCAGCAGAGACTACGACACTGGGATGAGTATGGCGGCTCTCCTGATAAAAGTGAAATGCCTCCTTGATATAGAGCGGGACTATGGTATTAATACCAGCCCCATTCTTATCAATGGTAAGGCGAGAGAAGACAGGTAAGAAGGAGGCCGTGGTGCCCTGTACCAACGAGGTGCTGGAGTTAGGAGCAGTAGCCAGGATGTGAGAATTACGAATACCCGATACGATTATACGCTCCATGAGGGCGTACCATCTCTCGGGGTCGGCGCTATTATCGCTGACCCATTCCTTATCGCGACCACCCAGGATAAGGCCCTTACTCCACTCACTACCAGGGAATGCAGGGTAGGCCCCCCGCTCCTCTGCTAGTTCTACACTAGCCTGAGTAGTATAGAAGCAGATGTCTTCGAATAGTTTCTCTATGACATCGAGATCCTGATACTTAAGGTGTCTAATAGCTAACCAGTCAGCTAGTCCCATGACACCTACGCCTATGGTACGATAGCGGTTCACATGAGCGCGGGCCTCAGGAGTAGGGCTAGTAGTGAGATCACATGCGGCATCTAATAAGCGAACAGCCATACGGCTAACATCAGCCATCTCATCGTCAACAATACGAGGTAATACTAACGATAGAAGTATACAGCAGTGTGAGTAGCCGCTATTAAATAAACTATATGACTCGACGCAATTGCCTGTAAGCACTCCATTGAACATGAGCAGGTTACGCTTAGGTTCGTGGGCGCAATACGTATTATCGTGACGACCAGTGAGCTCTACCTCCTTGATAGTTATGTAATTAGTATTGTCATACTTAGGTTTAATAGCTATCCACTGAAGGCGATTAGTTCGTAGGCCTAGTTGGTATAACTGATATACTCCGTACCTATCAATTAATAAGCAGAACTTCTCCTGACGACGCCGAAGCCCTGCCTTATACCGGAGGAAAACCTCAGAGTCCACTCCAAGCGTCTGTAGCATGAGCCGCACTTGTAATAGGAAGGGCTTACTGGTATGCGTTATTCTGAAGGTTTGGAAGCTATTATAAGTACCATCAGAATCAAGCAGCCTAGCCAACCACTCTAATCGGGTCTGAATAGTATAACCATTAATGGGAACAGTTAACTCATTAGGGAGGTCTACATCGCTATCAGAAGACACAAATGGCAGGTCGGACTTAATGAGCTTATCACCTATATCGAGATCGCGGGCCTCGACAATATCTATCCCATTACGACGCTGTACGTGAAACTTATGGTAGTAGGTACAGTCAAGAGTTTCTCCATTACTGAAGTGGACTCGTAGGAGAGGTTGATTCTCCCCTGTCTGGCGTACCGTTACCTCACTCCACTCACTACCGTTCCAAGCGTTGACTACCTGCCCTGCTAGGGTAGCGATAGGTAGGTGGCCCCGGTCAGTCATAAGAAGTGTCTCAGGGGCTACGCATAGATTTACTCCACCGATGATACCCTCATGCTTATTAGGATTAAACGCATTAATGCGGTCTTTAAAAGCCACGTAAGGAGTACCTGTCTCAAGTAGGAGCATCAGCATCTTCTTCCATATAGCCTTAGCGCTGACCTTCTTAACTACGTCGAGCGGAGGAGCGGAGGAGTTGATATAGGCCTCGATGACGTGATAGGCATCAGTAAATTCATCGCCGTACATATCGGCTAATTGATATCCAAATACATTCTTGATCTCAGTAGGGCACACTAGGTACCAGTCCTTATCTAGAATTACACGACGCATGAACTCATCAGAGATAATGAATTGCAGCAGGATATCACGAGCCTTCGTATGCTCACTACCAGCATCACCCCGCAGGTCCATGTACTCAAGGAGGTCAGCATGCCATACGTCTATACCTACGGTACAGGCTCCTGCGCGTACACCACGTTGATTAGTAGCGACGATGGTAGCATTGATAATCTTAATCCAAGGGCATACACCACCACTGGCACCCTTCTTCTTACGAATGCGACTACCACGGGCCCGCACCTTACTAATGCGTACGCCCACTCCACCGCCATTAGCACTCATCGCTGCTAGCTGAGAGATATTATCGAAGATACTCTCGCGACTATCATCGATATCGATAATATGACAACTACTGAGGCTACCATCGGCCTGACGCAGGTTACTCATAAGAGGAGTGGCCAGGCTGATCTTACCGAGGCTGAGTAGGTCATAGGTCTTATGAGCAAAGGTCATGCGCTCGTGGGCGGGCTCCAGCATACTGAGGAGTAGTGCCTGTGTTAGCCACATCTCCTGTAGTAACTCACCCTCTAGTAGATAACGCGCTGTGAGTAGATCAGCGCCGCTTATATCAAAGCGCATATCGCGCTCTGGGTCTATCCAGGTGCCGGCTTCAGCAATGTCATCAGCACTATACGTGTCTAAGAACTTCTTTATTAGGTCTCCTTCATAGAGGCCCTCAGACCTCAGGTACTCGAAGGCCACTGGATAATTACCATAGAGATAGCCGCGGCGGGCCTTAACCTTACGCCGCCAATCCCACATACGAAGACGACCACTGACCTTCAGCCAATCAGGATAATGCAAATCGGCTAATTCAGCTGCTGATCTAATCAGACCATTCTGTATTGCTTCTGTAGTGGTATCATCATTGAAGCGACGACTAAGTCGCCGAGATAACTTATCGGGGTCTACATCTAGGCCCTCGCAGGCCCAGTTAATTACCTCGATAGCGCGATTGGCATCATAGGGGGTACGAGTACCATCTGTGTGTATAACGTTGATTTGCATACTATTGTTGCTGGCTGCCTCTTATGCTATTTAATAGGTCGAGCCGTTCATGCTCTCCTGTAATATCCTCAATAGACAGGTCCCCACCTCTTCCGAACTCGTCCTCTAGTGTGCTATCTACAATAGCTAGTCGTCCTTCAAATAGAGATGGAGCACTAGTAGGAGTATAATCGTTAATCCTCATATCAGCATCACTGCCTATATCACCGTGCCCATCAGTATAATGGCGCGGGGCACTATAGAAAATGTCATTCCTAGATTGCTGGGGCGTATAGCCCGCATCCTTAAGATGCTTATTCATATACTCACTGATAACATGCAGAGCCTGCTTGAGACTAGCTATACTGCTTGTCAACTCCGATAGCGTCATATTCGCTAATTGTTTCTGATTCGGTGGTGTCACCTTATACTGAGGTTGTGTTGTCTTATTTGTCATACATACTCACTAATTGTTTCTGAGTCGGTGTCATCAACTTGTATTGCTGCGCTGTCTTGTTTATCATACTCTGACAACTGACTGTAAATAGAATCTAGCATACTCTGGTTAATACCAGCACGAACTGCTGCTAGGCCCTGGAACTTAGAACCATCAGGTAGGGTATAGAAGGCCCCACTACGAGTAACTATACCAGTCTTAACGGCCTGACGTACGATGTCGCCCACTAGATCCACACCCGCCAGCAGATTTCCATTGGGACCTGCATAGGGTAATAGTAAATCTAACTCTGCCTCACGAAAGGGGATAGCTACTCTATTCTTAGTGTTCTTGACTGTAATAGTCATGCCGGTTATAACGCCCCGCTGCTTAAGGGGATCTCCTCGTCCTAGCCGCAGTTGTACGGCAGCATTATAGGCCAGGGCCTTACCACCAGTGGAGCCGACGGGGGCCCCATAACTACCTACCTTAGTGCGATACTGATTAATCAACACTACGGTAGCACCAGTCTTACTAGCAGCATTGACTACTTGAGGTAACTTCTTACTAAGCAGACGGGCCAATTGAGCAACAGTAGCATCAGCAGAGCCCTTCTCTATCTCAACAGCGGATATCATATTCGCTACTGAATCAATAACGACTATTTTGACTAGACCACCGTCTAATAGAGTAATAAGACTATCCATGCCCTCCTCCCCTGTATCGGGGCGGAACATGGCTATCTGGTCCATCTTCATACCCATCATCCTGGCATAACCAACCTCGAATGACTTCTCGTGATCTAACCACGCTGCCATGTATCCCTTAGCCTGTAATAGACTAACGCACTGTTTCATAAGTGTGGTCTTACCTACACTAGTCTCACCTGCAATCTCTACTATTTTACCTACGGGCCACCCGCCTCCCAATACATAGTCCAATGAGAATATACCACTGGGTATAAAAGTAGTAGGCTCGATAGAACTAGTAGAGCCAAGGCCCCCCATGTAATTAGAGCACTTTGCTCTAAGCTTATTGTCCAGCTCTCGAGCAAGCTTAAGTTGCTCTGAGATCTCATTCTTAGCCATATTTATATCTCAATAAGTTGACACTCCGCTCACGCGCGCCGCTGTGTAAAGACTAATCACATAGCCAGAGAGCGCGCGGGGCTCTATCTATAATTGTGAGCCTCTACCGTATCTACAGACAACATACCATTAAGTGGGGATATCACTGTATGTTTATGCGGCGTGAATAAACTCGACATAACTATAGTAACCAGAAGGATTACTATAGTCTCAAGATCAAACCAATGGCGACGGCGATACCTAGATAAGCTAATGCTCTTATAAATAGGCACAACGTCATATAATACCATGTCCCCTACCACCATGTCTTCTACGCGGCGCAGGAACAGGGCAAGGCTATTCGTCTTACTTACGTCCTCCTGCACAGAGATGAGCCTATATACAGCAGGCAAGGATATAACAGGTATATCCCTTGCGCCATTAGTATCAGTAATAGTGAAGGTAGCGCACTCTTTAGGATCTAGCACCTCTGTGCTACGGAGGCCTAATACATTGAGTATGTCGTCCTTTACAAACCAGGGTTGCTTACATTTGATGATCACCCGTATTACGGTACTATTAAAGATGTAAGTTCTTATGTTAGGCATGGTTTATTAGATTACAGGCTATGGGATGAAGAGCCTACCATTAACCATTATTCTTTATGTGGTCTAATAGAGCCATAATTAGCCTAATTAGTAAACCTTGGTTTTACCCATAACACCGCTCCAGTCATCCAGGCAGGTGCCCAACGTAGAATCGCAAGCCCGGGCCACTTCATCTGCAGAGCTCGTAGCTCCGCAGATGATAATACTGGCTCCTCCTGCCCCTCGTATCTGTAGTATACCTTTTCATCATTGTTGTAAGTTAGTGCGTGGGTTTTATTATCCATGTTGCGGATAGATATCAACCACTTCTCGAAATCATCCGTAGGGCAATTATTATCCTCTAGAATTACAGCTAGATCATCTGCTGATACCCATAGTCTATCTGACTTTATGAGCTTTGAGTAAATACTACAATTAAGCACCTCCTTTAAAGACACAGCGTCAATATACACATTACTGCTATCAGCTAGTCCGTATACAACCCCGTTATTATAAGTTGCTTTTAATTCTTCCATGTTGCTCCTTGATATGATAATTTTAATCCAGGGATACCTCGGTCTTCAAACTGAGTTTTCCATTTACCAATAAAACTTAGAGAGTGCTATCGTAAAGCTTTCTGGGAATGCCCTAGAAAGTCCTGCGTAAATGTATCAGACATTGAGTATGGGGGCGACCGCCGGTTAAGATACAAGGTTTTTGAGCCACCAGCTTGAAAATCTTGCAGCTGTTTGGTCAAACAGGCCGCCAAACCCCCTTACCCTGTATATATTTCACATATATTTAGCCAACCCTACCTAAATCTCTGCAAAAATTGCCCCTCGTCGAATTAAATCTTGTTTTTGTTCAGGGGTGATCCCCGTTGCATCGATAAAGATAGCGTTTTCAACGCCAGCCCCACTCAGGTCGGCCCCACTCAGGTTAGTACTACTTAGGTTAGCCCCACTCAGGTTAGCCCTCCACAGGTCAG